CAGGCCTTAGAACGCGCCCCAGCCTATGTCAAGGATTTCGCCGTCATTCTTGACATTCTCCACCTTTCATGACATGAAGGGTGCTCCCCAACATCCCCAATTTGTAGCTGCACTCGGAACAATTCATGACCGATCTCGTCGTCGTCGTCTCAGGCCCCAACGGGGAAGAAACCCACACCGTCGCGAACGCGCGCGATCTGGTGCTGCATGTGGCGGGCTATAGCTACGGCAACGGCCGCCAAGCGAGCCCGGTCGACAACTCCCCCTATGCTCGCGCCGCGCCGCCGGCCGGGTCGCCCGAACCGGCGACCGCCGTGCTCGATCGTTACGGCAGCGGTTCCGCCGCAGCCGCTGCGACGGCAGCCGCACCGGTGGTGTTCAAGGCCCCGCAAGCCGCGCCCGCGCCCGTAGCTGCACCGGTGGCAGCCGCTCCCGCTGCGCCCGTGGTTGAAGCTCCGGCGGCTCCCGCCCCAGAAGCCGCGCCAGCGCCCGAGACCCAGGAAGAGGTCGCCAAGGACATGAAGGAAGGCGAACTCGAAGACGAGAAGCTCGCCGGCCTGATCCCCGCCGACGCGACCGAACCGCTGACGGATGAGCAGTTCAAGGCCGCGACCGGCCAAGACAAGCCCGCGCGCCAACAACGCGCCCCGAAGAACAAGAGCTAAGAGATGACGGCCATCACTCCAGGGGGTGCGGTCCTTCTGGGCCACCTCGGCGTCACCACGGTGGTGGAGACCGTCAACGCGACGCCCGGTTCGTATGAGCCGACGGGTTCCGAGACCAGCTTCGTGCTGCTCTCTGACACCGTCTGCCACATCTCGACCAGCGGCACCGCGACCACGGACGATTTCATGCTGCTCCCTGGCGTCTATGCCACGGTCTACATCGACCGAGCAGCGGCGGAGTCGATTTCGTGGGTCGTCGGCGACGCCGCGTCGGATGGCACGCTGCGCCTCACCCCCTGCAATCCGAAGGTATAAGACGTGTCGAACCCAGTTCTGTCCTATGCAAGTCACGATGCGATCCTGGCGTTTTGGAATTCCAAGACGCCGTCGATCGCGCTGCTGACGGTTGCTCCAGGTCCGGACGGCACCGGCATCACCGAGCCGAGCGGCGGTAGCGGGTATTCCCGTCAGAGCGTGACTCTGAGCAGCTTCACGCGCAGCGCAGGCATCTCAACGACGACCAATACGAACGCCATCGTCTTCGGACCCTGCGTCACGACCGACTGGGCCCAGGTCACCTATGCCGCACTCATCGGCGGTGACGGTACGCTGCTGGCGTATTCGCCATTGCCTTCGCCCAAGGTCTGCGTCGTGGGCGACTCGTTCTCGATCGGCGCCAACTCCGTCCAGTGGCGCCTGAAGTAACATGACTGTCCAGGTGCTCGCCTGGGGCTGCACGTCGGGTAGCGATTTCGCTGTCAGCGTTGTGGGTTCGGTTCAACCATTGGCGTTCTCCGCAGAGAACTGTCCCGACTTCAATCTGACCCGAGCCCTCAGCCGAGGCAATACGCTCGCGATGGGCTTCGACTTCACCAGCGATGGTGGGTTGCCGTGGCCCGGTGTTGCGATCTGGAGCGAGGACACCGTCGAGCCGATCGTTGGCGAGTTCAGCGTTGGGCTCTCGACCCTCGGTTCGTTCATATTTCCCGCTGACCTGGATGGCGCGCCCGAAGCGGCCATCGCGGACGGCGGCCAAGGTCCCCTGATGGGGATGGCCTACCAAGACCCGTCATCCGTCGACATCGAAGGCGGCACCATTCGAAATGTCACCTTCTATGACGTCTCGATCGACGGCGGCGAATTCTAAGCGGACCTCCCCGTAGTCCGCCCGGCTCTGAGCCGGACCCGAACGACCTGCGCCGGGGGCGTGGTCACCAATCACGTCAAACCCACTGCTCGCAGGTGAATCCCAATGGCTTCTATCGTTTACGACTCCTATCTCGATGACCTCCAGAAGGGGAACATTGTCCCGAACACGGACACGTTCTTCCTCCTGCTCACGCTCGGCTACACGCCGAACAAGGGCACCGATACCAAGCGCAACGCCTCTGGCATCGTCAGCGGCGAAATCACCGGCACTGGCTACACCGCCGGCGGCGCGGCGACGACCGCGACCGTCTCGCTCGACACGACCAACAACCGTTCGGACGTCACCTTCGGCTCGGTCTCCTGGACCACTGCGACGATCTCCGCCTCGGGCGGCGTCATCTACAAGAGCCGTGGCGGCGCATCGAGCGCCGACAACCTCGTGGCCTTCGTCGACTTCGGTTCGACCGTCTCGTCCACGGCCGCGACCTTCTCGGTGACCTTCTCCTCGCCGCTGCGTTTCCAGAACTAAGCCATGTTCTGGACAGTCCCGGCATTCCTGGCCGGCTTCTGCATTGGCCCCTTCTTCTGGGGCTGGCTCAGCCGGGTGACCGGTTGGGCCCAGTGGGAAGGCCAAGGCTAACCGCTCCAGGGCGCCGACCTCCGGGACGGCGCCCTTTGCCTTTTTCAAGCTCACGCCTCTCCACGGCCCTCCTGGGGCCTCCGCGAAGGCATTCACCCGCCATGAGGCGCACCCATGATCATTTCATCGTCGTTTGCCGTGGGCGTCGCTCAAGACGATGGCCGCACTTGGGTCACGGAGACCCGCAACGCGGATGACGGCTCGGTCATTGTCAGCAGCTACCTCGCCGATCAAGGCGCCGACTATCAGGCCCACCTCGACCTGATGGTCGAGGCTGACAATACGTCACTCGCGCAGCAGGCAGAGGGCAGCTAATGGCTTCTCTCCTCAGTACCGCTTGGTACGTCAACTCGGTCTCCTACGCTGCGATCACTGCATGGTCCGCAGCCCAGACCTGGACAGTTGGGCAACTGATCCGGCAAGTCTCGCCGACGCAGGGCAACGAACGGGTCTTCGTATGCATTGTCGCCGGCGCCGGTGGCGCGACGACTGAACCGACATGGGTTTTGACCCGAGGCGCGAAGACCGTCGACGCTTCCGCGACCTGGATGGAAGTCTCGGGTCATGCTGCGCTTTGTGCAGACACGACAAACACGATGCCGTGGGCGGCTTCGTCGGCCGCTGGACTCGGCTTGATCATCAAGAATGTCAGCGGCGGCGCCGACACCATCTTCATCTGCACCACGAGCAGCGGCAACACCACCACCACCGAACCGACCTGGAACAAGACGCTCGGTGCGACGACGGCCGATGCCTCGAACGTCTGGACCAGCTTGGGGCCGATCAGCAGTCTGACGAAAGGCGCTGCGGCTGCTGCCCGACTCAGCCTTGCAATCAAGTCCACGTGGGCGGCGTCCGGCAACTATATCTATGTCAGTGATAATCACAGCCAAACATCGTCGACGTTTGGTGAGGCGTATACCTTTCCGGGTACGTCCACCACACCGGTTTACGTCATTTGCGCCAAGCATGCGGGTTCCTACCCTCCAGTAAGCGCAGACGTCACCACCGGCGCTACGGTTACCCTGACGGGTGCTACATCAACCGACATTGCTTTCAATGGCTTCGGTTATTTTTACGGAATCACTTTTCAGTCCTCCTCCACGGATACGTCTGGCGGCATTAGTTTCTTCGGTGCCTCTACTGCTGGATTTATCCACATGGAGTCCTGTTCGTTTGTTTTGAGTTCTACTTCGACACAAGTGTTTAACATCGGGGGCGGAAACGCCGTCACCGTAAATGCTGGCCGACGCCTTAGGCTTACCAACTGCACTATAAGTTTTGCAGCGGTTGGCTCTACGATCGCCGTCGCGAACGCGGATGTTCGGTGGGATAATACACCGTCCGCGCTGGCTGGAGCCGCTGTTCCGACCAATCTATTTAACTCTGTAGGCTCGACCCTCGTTTTTACTTCCAATGTGACCTTGGAAGGCGTGGATTTGAGTGCGGCCGGGTCGGGCAAAACCTTGGTGGCAGCCGGTATAGGGCAGGCCCTGGTTTACAGCTTCATCAATTGCAAATTCGGGTCCGGCGTCACTGTCGCGGGCGCGGCCCTGAACGCTGCGGGCCCCGAGGTGTACGTTACTAACTCGGATAGCGCCAACACCACCACTAGGGCCGAGAAATACACCTACGAAGGCACGCTGATCACTGACACGACCGACGTCCGCTCCGGGGGCGCTGCCGCCAATGGAACGGCTTTCGCTTGGGAAGTCACCACCACCGCGAACAATACCAAGGCGTTCCCGTTCGAATGCCCGTTGATCGCGGTGAAGAGCACCCTCGTCGGCTCGACGCGAACGGTCTCGATTCCGATCATGAGCAATGCGACGCTCACTAACGCGGACGTCTGGCCCGAAGTCCTCTACATGGGAAGCACGTCGACCCCGCTCGGCACTCTCGCAAATGGCCGCGTGGCGGATTTGCTCCAGACGACAACCCCAACGAGTTGGGCGCTTGACAGTGTCTCTAGCTGGACCACGACCGGCGTAACCGGTCCGGTCAAGCAGATGCTGAGTGTCAGCTTCACGCCGGAGCAAGTCGGCGACTATTTGATCCGCATCAAGATCGCCAAGCCCTCGCAAACTCTCCGAATTGACCCCATGCCGCAGTTGACCTGATGACGAATCAGGTCTTTCGGCCGGGATTCCCCTTTCCAATCCTCGTCAGCGAAGACTCTGGCGATCAAACCGCACGTCCTGGCATTCTCGTCAGCGAAACGGTTCTCGTCAACGCAAGTGGCGGCGTCGGCACGGTAACGGTGAGCGCGCCTGCGGGCAGCGTGTCGGCTGGCGTGCATGGGACCGCCGCCGTTGGCACGGTGACAGTCAGCGCACCGACGGCCAATGTGACACGCACCGCGCATGGGTCCGCCGCCATTGGTACGGTAACGGTGAGCGCGCCTGCGGGCAGCGTGTCGGCTGGCGTGCATGGGACCCCCACCGTTAGCACGGTGACAGTGAGCGCGCCAGCGGGCAACGTGTCGGCCACCGCGCATGGCACAGGCGCCGTTGGCACGGTTACGGTCAGCACGCCTACGGGCAACGCGACAGGCGCCGCCCACAGCACGGCTGCCGTTGGCATCGTGTCGGTAAGCGCGCCTGCGGCTAATGTGACAGCTACCGCGCATGGCGCTGCCGCCGTCGGCACAGTGTCGGTGAGCGCGCCTGCGGCTCACGCCGGGGTTTCCGCAGCCGCCACTGGGGCTATCGGCACGATCGCCGTAAGCGCGCCCAGCGTCACGGCGTCTGCGGTAATCCCGATCACCACCAACGGTCAGACGGGGACCTTCTCCTACACCGGCTCGGCTCAGACCGCCATGATCACGGCCTCAGGGCTGCTGACCCTGAAGCTCTGGGCTGGCGCGGGTGCCGGCGGCTCGTCGACGAATAATATCGAAGGTTGGGCCGGTGGCGCCGGTTACACCTTCCTGCTGCTTCCCGTCACGGCTGGTGATGTCCTCACCATCGACGTCGGCGGCGGCGGCCTGAAACCCTCCTCATTTTCTGATGGCGGTTCTGGCGGTTGGCCCGATGGTGGCGCTGGCGGCATCGGCACGAATGTCGGCTACGCTGGCGGCGGCGGCGGCGGATCGACCCGCGTCTATCTGAACGGCACGTTGGTCGCCGTCGCGGGTGCCTCCGGCGGCGGTTGCGGTGCGGGTGGCTATAGCGGCGTCGGCGGTGGCACGACGGGTGGGAATGCCTCCAGCACCAGCGGTGAAGCCGCTTCGCAGACCGCTGGCGGCCTGCATGGCGGTGGGTTCCTGCAAGGCGGTTCCGCGCCGCTCGGGCCGACGACGCAGGATGGAAACGCTGGCGGTGGTGGTGGCGGCGGTTATTACGGCGGCGGCGCCTATTACGGTCAGAACGGCATCCGGTCCTATTTCGGCGGCGGCGGCGGCTCGGGCTGGCTAAGCGATCCCTCGCTGGGTTTCACCACGGCCGCGCCAGCGTCTTCGAACGCGCCGGCGAATGCTACCGACGCCCCGAGCGGCGTCGGCGTCGGTGGTATCAGTGGCTACTCGGCCCTCGCCAGTCTCACAGACGGCGGCAACGGTGCTGCGCTCTACTCGTTCTCCACGACGGACCCTTATGCCGACGGTGTCTTTGGCTACACCGGAGGCAACCAGACCTGGACCGCACCAGCGGACGGTGTCTACACGGCGACGGCCTGGGGTGGCGCAGGCTCGGGCCCGCAGGTCGGGACGGCAAATGGCGTAGTCAGCGGCGCTGGCGGTCGCATCAAGTTTTCGATCCCCGTTCTCAGCGGCGACGTCATCACGGTCCAGGTTGGCCAAGGCGGTCAAGTCGGCGCTGTAAAGACCTCGTGGGTCGGGGGCTACCCCGACGGCGGCGCCAGCGGTCTCATTACCACAGCGGGAAACGTCGGCTTTGGCGCGGGCGGCGGCTCGACGCGAATCTACCTCAACGGCGTGCTCGTCGGCGTCGCCGCCGCCGGCGGTGGCGCGGGTGGCGGCTATTCTGGCGGTCCCGGTGGTGGTACGACGGGTGGTGCGTCGGGAATCGAATTGCCCACGTTCGTTGGCGGCGCCACGGGCGGTACGCAGACCGCAGGCGGCGCTTCGATCGCCTATCCCACTGACGCGTCTTCGACCGGCGGTAGTTTGCAGGGCGGCAACGGTTGGGTTCAGTCGTCGTCGTCGACCTCATCCGACCAACGTAACGGGGCTGGTGGTGGTGGCGGCTACTTCGGCGGCGGCGGCGGCACATCGACGACGAACTTCGGCGAGGGCGGTGGTGGTGGCGGCTCGTCGTGGGTCTCGCCGTCGGCGATCACCTCCTCGAATACAGGCGCCACGGGCGCCACGCCAGCGGACCCAGATTCCTATTTGCCCATCGGGCACAACTTCGCCCAAGGTCAGCCGTCGAGCACCACGGCCGGCAATCCGGGTGGCAATGGGTTCGTCGTTCAGAGCTTCATTGCTGAGACCCTGGCGTTCGGCAACATCAGCACGCTCACGGTGTCGTACCCGACCGCTTCGGCTTTGGCGGCCATCTCGGTCAGCCAGACCGTCGTAGTCGGCACGATCAGTGTAAGCGCTCCCTCGACCGCAGAGGCATACGGCCAGACCCTCAGCGTGCCACTGGCCAATATCACCCTGTCCGCGCCGGGTGGCCATGCAGGCGTACCCGCTTCTGCGTCTGGGGCGATCGGGAACATTGCCGTCAGCGAGGTCGATGCAGGCTCGATCGACGCCGGCATCTCCGTGACGGCCAACCTCAGTACGATCACGGTCGCCAACGCGCCGGGCACGGCCGTCCAAACGAGCGCGACTATTGTCCAGCCCTTGCTGGATTATTCGATCACCGTCAGCGAGACACCCACGGCGACAGCCGCCGGTGCGGTCTCAGTGGCGCCCAATCTCGCGACGATCACCGTCGGCAATGTCACAGGTCTTGTCCCCGGCGCCACGTGGGGGAACATTGGGACGGTCTCGGTCATCACGCCGACGGTGTATACCAGCACGACGGAAACGATCTCGACGATTCCGACGATTTCCGTGGCCGCGCCGATTGCTGGTCTGAGCATCGGCCAAAGTCTCGATGTTTCCATCGGTACCGTTTCGGTCGACGTCGTAGACGGCTTTGTCAGCGGCGATGAAGCCGACGCGACTGGCGATCTTGGCACGTCGATCGGCGTCAGCGTCCCGGAAGGGGCGGTCAGTGGCGGACAACTCTATATTGTGGCGCTCGCCGACCCCATTGTCGTGAGCGCACCGGACGCGGCCAGCGTGGGGAACGCTGATGTCACTTTGGGAGGAGTCGGCGTACCCACGTCGCTCGTCATCAGTACGGTCTCGCCCAGCGCGACAGTCGCTTATGGACAGGACCGTGTCTTCGCATTGCCCGATGCGATCGAAGTCGTGGTCCCGACGGGGATCGCGCGACAAGGCGCAACTGTCCACGTCCCCGTTTCGGATACCTCGATCACCGTTTCGGCGCCGGACGGTACCGGCGGCCAAGCGTGGAGCCAGGACGTTGGGGATATCCCGACGATTACGGTTTCCGAGCCCGATGCGAATGCGCTCGCCTTCGAGATTGGCAACGCGACGGCGGGAGCGTTCAGTTCGATCACCGTTTCGCCGGCCGCCGGCGGCGCCAGCCAAGCCTGGACCCAGGATGTCGGGAATATCTCGACAGTAACGGTTTCCGTGCCCGATGCAGGCGCGAGCGTCTTCGAGATTGGCAACGCGACGGCGGCAGGATTCGGCTCGATCTCGGTGGAAGCACCGGTCCCCGCTGTTGGAGCCAGCGCCGGACTGCTGATCGGAATTGGAACGGTGACCGTCTCAGCGCCGGCACCTTCGGTCTTTACCGGCACGGGGATTCCGGCAAGCACCTCGGCACTGCTGCCTTCGATCTCAATCGAGTCGCCCGAAAGCTGGGTCGCCGACGGCATGCCGGGCAAGCTTTGGTTCAAGCGGAGCGCCACGGCGGGGAACGCCCCCGACGTCTTGGCGTCGCGCGAGATCGCGTTGAACGAAGTCGATGGCATCATCTTCTTCCGCGATCCCGGTGGCGACGTCTCGTCGTCATCCTACCTCACGCTCAGCCAAGGGGCGTTCGCGCCCGACGGTGGTTCAGCCGGCGACGTCCTCCTCGGCAACGGAACCTGGGGCGCGGCGCCAATCAGTTACGACGCACCCGTACGCGCCGGACTCCCCAAGACGGCGCCGGGCGAATTGATCGTCTTCTCGAACGGCTCTCTCGGGTTTGTCACGGCCCAGCCAGCGCTTAACGAGGTTCTGGTCCAGCCCTTCTTCGTCGCCAAGCCGATGACGATCAGCACCATCGGGGTCAAGGTCGTCCTCGGTGCGCCGAGCATGGCTGCCGTTTCGATCTGTCCCTGGGACCCGGTGACAGGAACGTTGGGCGCGGCAGTCGCTAGCGGGACAGTCGATTGCGCTGATCCAGGCGAGGCTCTCACTCCACAGTATGCCTCGGTCGGGCCGGGGTGGTTTGCCTCCACGATCGAATTGACCGGTTCGAGCGCACCGACGCTCGACGCCGCGATCACGGCCACCACCGTCGACGCGGACTTCAACCTGACGCCCGAGCTTGCCTTTGTTGTTGCGGAAATCGCTGCATGATCATCAACGCCGAACATATCCAACTGAATGGCGGCTCTGGCGCGCCGGACGCGCTCGCGGACGCGGAACTCTACGTCGACGAAGAGGCGGGCCTGCTCTACGTCAGCACCGAAAACGGTATCTATGGGGTTCCGCTCTCGGTGATCGCGCCGCCCGACGCGCCGGGAGACGCGACGCTTGCTCTGGTGAAGACCGACACGGGCGCTGAGTTTAGCGCAATGGCGGCGGGCGCCGGCGGCCGTCCCTTCGACAGTCAGCCTTGGCGTATCCCAGGGCGCTCGCCGATCCTCGCGGGCGTCTCGGATTTCTCGCCCGGCATCAACTATTATGGCCTCTTCGAGATGTCCGAGGCCAAGACCGTCACGCGGCAGCGTGTCGTGCTGATCGGGACGGCGAACGTGACGTTCGGCATCTGCGAATGGTCAGGGACGGGTGCGGGTACGGTGCTCACCAGCACGAGCGCAACCACAGTCGGGCCCAACATCTCGGACGTCTCGGTCACCCTCTCGCCGGGTGTCTACGCGACCTTCTTCAGCACGGATGCGCCGGTGCAAGCGCGGGTACTCCACTGCGGAGCCTATCTCGGCCGCAACACGCCAGACTTCCCTGGCCATCCAGTCGCGCTGAGTTTCTGATGCCCCTTCAAAACCAACACTCGCGCACGTCGGGCGCCATTCCTAACCTCGCGCCGGGTCAAGTCGCGGTGAACCTGAAGGACGAGGTGCTCTGGCTCCGCGCCGGCGGCACGAAGGTGAGCGTCGACCTTGCTCGGTGGCGACTTCGAGGTGTCCCAGGCGTCGGCGCGATTGGCGCGCCGTTGCGCCAGGAAGCCGACGGACTGTTCTTTGATACCCAGCTTGCGCCATCGTGTCTCGTTGATGGCGTCGTAGCGGTTGACAGGCCGGGCTGGGGCGTGCCGGGGCTCCAGGTACTCGGCGCGGCGACGAACGTCGTGTTGGGAGCCTCAGGGGTCCTTATGGAGCCGTTCTACGTCGCGTCCGACGCAATCACCGTGCAAGCGCTCTCGTTCAAGACGGCCTCCGCGCCCGCCGGCATCATCAGGGTCGGCATCTGCACCGAAGCCGGTGCGATCGTCGCGTCGGCGGAGGTAACCACGCCGGGCGCGGGAACCAACACCGTGGCGCTGTCCGCGACCCTACCGCGCGGCGCCTACTATGCTGTCCTCTGGTCCCAGGCGGCAGCCTCGTTCAGCCAGATCACAGGCTACCGCATCGAGCAGGGCTGGACGGAATCCGATACAGGAGTTCCATCGTTCGCGCTCCGACTGACCACGGCGCCGATCGACATGACCTCAGCCTTTGAAGTCCCTACGGTCAATGGGACCGAAGACGGCGACGAGCCAGGAGCGCTGCATTCGCTCCTAATCCAGTGGACATGACTGATGTCATGATTCTTGACTCCGTGGTACTCCGCACTTAGTCTGCGGATTCAATTCGGAGACCTTCCATGAGCCACGTTATGATCTACGCGCCCGACGGCGAGCCGTTCGAGGTGCAGGAGCACATGGTCGGCGAACTCGTCCTGAACAAGGGCTGGAGCCAGCAAAAGCCGGAGACCGTCGCGATCGCGGCTGAGCCCGCACCCGTGGTCTACGAGGAAGAACCGCCTCACGTCGAGGAGATCGACGACGAGGATGAAGACGACGAGCAGGAAGCGGAAGACGACGAGCCCGTCGCCTAACGTGCGGACCCTCAATCTCTACGGAGGGCCCGGCACCGGTAAGTCGACCACTCGCTCCCTGCTCTTCGGGCTGATGAAGCTTGGCGGCCATAAGGTGGAGGACGTGCCAGAGTTCGCCAAGGAGCTTACCTGGACCGAGTCCTGGGGGACCCTGTCGAACCAGCGTTTCGTCTTTGCTGAGCAAGAGCACAGGCTGCGCCGGCTAAAAGGCAAGGTCGATTGGGTTATCACCGATAGTCCGCTGCCGCTCTCGATCATCTACGGTCGGGGCGAGTTCGACGATCCCGTGTGGCACGATGAGGTCTGGCGCGTCTTCGACGGCTACGACAACGTCAACATCTTCCTCGAACGGGTCAAGCCGTATGCCGCCTATGGTCGCTCCGAGACTGAGGACGAGGCGAGGGTGCTCGATAGCCGCATCCGGCGGCTGATGGGCCAACGCATCGACCTCTTCGTACCGGGTGACGCCAAGGCGCCCGCGCGCATCATGAATCTTCTGGGTCTGCCGGCCGTCGAACTGGCCTGACCCCGATAGGGGTGTAGCTCAGTCGGTAGAGCAGCGGTCTCCAAAACCGAAGGCCGGAAGTTCGATCCTTTCCACCCCTGCCATTGCATGTGAGTCAGCATGACCACCGAAGAAATCATTGAAGAACACTACGGCTACTTCCTGGAGTGCTTCCCGCAATTCGAGGCCCTGGCCGAGCAGGTCGGACGCGAAGTCGGCTTGACCACGCAGCAAGCGGCGGTCGCCTTCATGCGGTTCCTGCGTCACATCTCCGGCGATGGTGATGGCGGCGGCGAAGAGGTCACAGATATCGAAGGAGCGGTGCAGTTTTTGAGGCGCGCCGCATAAAGACTTGGTGCCCGGCGAGGCCTCTGACCTGATGTCGCCCTGGTCGCGCGGCCTCTCGGACATGCTTCCTGGTCTTTCGTCAGAAACGTCTATGCAGGGAAGACCTATGCCCTGAGGGCGCGGCTGACCGCGAAAGAGCGCTGGCGCCGAGCCAGCAGGGAAGGGCGGCTAGGCAGAAATGCGAAAGCTATCACTCACTCGGCAAAATTTCAGATCGGTGGCCCGTAACCGCCTCCGGCCCAGTGTCCCTTCGGGGACGGGTGACGAGGTGATCCGCACAGCAGCGCGGGTCTGGCAAAGCGCGGGACAATTCAGCGGAGACGGTATGAGAAAGATCGACGCAGCCATGATCAAGGCGATGTCCGAGGACGAACTCCGAAGCACGATCGCCGAGATGATCGATTTGCTCGACGAAGGGGATCAGGACGATATGTTCGGCACCGAAGGCTGGCGCCACCTTCTCGGCTGGGACCACTGAAACAATATGCGGACGTAGCTCAGGGGTAGAGCAGAGCGTTGCCAACGCTCGTGCGCGGGTTCGATTCCTGCGCCGACGAGTATACTATCGGACCAAACTGTCATTGGCCGCCGCGCGCGGATGACATACGTGAGGGTGACTCAACCGTCACGCTGCCTGCGTAGCTCGGCGCAGACCGGCTCAAGCAGCTAGGTGTGTTTGCGCCATAATACCGCGTCCACCCGTTTCCACTTCTTGACACGTGCCGTTGCGTGTGACATAAGCTGACTATGACCTTCACCGCTCACCTTCGTTCGGCGACCCGCTCAGCCCTCCTGGGCTGTTGCGATCTCGCGTGTGCACGAGAGAGCGAGGCTCCGATCGTGAGCCGAGATATGCGTGCCTAACCGGCAAGCATAGACGCGGCTCCCCAGGGAGCGTTCGTCTAGCGGTTAGGACCTCCGGTTTTCACCCGGAAAACGCCAGTTCAAATCTGGTACGCTCTTCCAATTTCTCGGTTCATTCGTCTATCGGTTAGGACTTCTGATTGTCGATCAGGGAAGGGCGGTTCAACTCCGCCATGAACCGCCAAATCTCTCGTGCCCTCTCCACCATGATGGTGTGATCCGAGCGGCGAAGGACCTGGATTGCAACCCCAGGAGCGAAAGCACATCGTGGGTTCGAGTCCCACCACCATCTCCAACACAACGGAAGCCGCAGCGGTAAGGCGAGGCATCGCCCATGCGCCCTGGCAGGCAGGAACGGCGGGACATCTAAGCCTTCGGGTTGCCCGAGACAGTGAGCCGTAGATGGGAGCCGGGGTCAGCCTGGGAGTATCAGGGCTGCGAGAACCCAGCGTTAGTGGGATGCATGCGTTACGAGGCGGCGGTGAGGGGAACCTTGCCGCCGTTTCGATTCCGAGGCACTATGCTCTCGCTTGAGACGCGCGACAGCGGAGCGGCTACTTAGCCTTGGACCCTGGAGACAGGAGCCGCTCCGCACCGTCCACAAGCCCATTCGCTTGTTATCCCGAAAAACAACCAAATTGGCTTGTATGTCGCAATTCTTGACATTTCCGCGCCGCGCGCCCAGGTTCTGACTACGGCTTCGGCCGCTCGGGGGCGAGAGAAGGGTCAAGCTCCTCTCTCGCCCCTTACGTCACATTCCTTGACACGGGTCTCGACCTGTGGCAAACGTACAAGTCGAAAGTCCCCATCTTGGGGCAAACCCCTAGCGGGGTCCATCGCTGAGTCGTCATCATGACCACGTCGAAAACAAAGCCAAGCACCACCAGCCACGCCCCCAGCGGCGCGCTGTTGCTTGCCTCGACGCCAGCGACCGCGCCGTCACTACGGCTGCATCTACGATCCTAAGGATCGTCCGGGTGCAGGCCGTTCGCCGCACCCGCTTCGTCTGACATCCCCAAGTCGACCCAACGGGTGCTTCCTCTTCAACGGGAAGTAGCTCAGTTTGGTAGAGCACCGTGTTCGGGACACGGGGGTCATCGGTTCGAAGCCGGTCTTCCTGACCATTTCACAGTCCGAAATTTGTAGGCGCCGATCGGACATTTGTCCGAACGGTACCGCATTCTTCGGGCAAATCTTCGCCGGTGTAGCTCAGGGGTAGCAGCAACTGTCTCGTAAACAGAAGGTCGTGAGTTCGAATCTTACCTCCGGCACCAATACAAACTTAGGGAGACGAGGTTTACTCCGGGTGGCTGGGGCTGTCCTCTTAAGTCATGACCAAGCAGTTCGACTCTGCCGTCTCCCTCCAATCTTCAATAATACCATCCCTGGCAGGGTGGCCGAGTCCGGTTTATGGCGGTAGTCTCGAAAACTACAGGGGTTGAAAGACCTCCCTGGGTTCAAATCCCAGTCCTGCCTCCAATTCAGCAAGGAGCCTTGCATTAAGACCACGTGGGCGTGGCGGAATACGGTAGACGCACTGGCCTGAGTAGCCAGCGGGGCGCAAGCTCTATGGAGGTTCGACCCCTCTCGCCCACACCAACAATGCCCGAGTGGCGGAACCGGTAGACGCACCGGGTTCAAACCTCGGCGCCCTTCGGGGCGTGCAAGTTCAAGTCTTGCCTCGGGCACCAAACACACCGAGCGGGAAGACGATCAAAGTCCACGCGGCCGTGGCGGAAATGGTAGACGCGTCGGTTTCAGAAACCGATGGGCGAAAGTTCTTGGAGGTTCGAGTCCTCCCGGCCGCACCAACTATCTACACTGGGGAAGCCGTCCAGGTGACAGCGCTGCGTTGTGGACGCGGAGAGCACGGTTCGAGCCCGTGACCCAGTACGGGCGAGTAGCACAGCGGTAGTGCTCCTGCTTTGCAAGCAGGCGGTCGTCGGTTCGATCCCGACCTCGTCCACCAATTCCGATGCGCCATATATGGCGCATCAACCGACTTAAGGCGCGTTCAAGAGCGCACGAGATGCACGGGTCCCCGTCCAAGATACGCACGGGGCTAAGTCTGAGGGCAGGGAGAGCCTCGGAACCACGGCTACGAAATGGCGGGGTGGCAGAGAGGCTGATCGCGCCGGGGTGCTATTCCGGAGGGCCCGCAAGGGCTCCGTGGGTTCGAATCCCACCCCCGCCTCCATACACAGAATGAGTACCTCGTCAAGTCACCTTTTCTTGACTCACGTCACGTTTGACGACACACTGTCCGGCCATACTTCATCGCTTGCCAGGACACCTTAATGCCCATCATCACGACCAAGGACGCCAACGGCGAATTCATTGCCGCCGTCGACACCTTCGCCGAATCCGCCTCCGGCGCGGGCGCGGTGATCGAGGTTAGCAAGTGTGACGTCACCGTCCAGGTCTCCGGTACCGCGACCGCGATCAGCGTCCGCCTGCAACGCTCGACCGTCTATCCCGGCGCCGATGGCAGCCTGGGCAATTGGGCTCCCGTCGATGACGCCATCACCGGCGATCTGACGGCCGGCGTCAACGCCAGCGTTTATGTCGAGTCCGACCACGCTTGGTGGCGTGCGGCCGTCACCACGGTCACCGGCGGCAACCTCACCACCTCCGTCTCCGGTACCGTGGCAAACTAATGGCGACGCTTCGGCGCACGACCCACTCCACCAACCTCCTGATCAGCCGCCGGCGCACGCTTCGTGCGAACCCCGCGAGCGGCCCCGGTCCCACAGGGCCCGTGCTCGGCACGCCTGTCGCTGAGTTGAACTTCGCCACGGGCGTCTACAAGCTCAACGGCGTCGTGACCACGGCTGATCACTTCCTCAGCAGCACCACGGAAATCGCGGCCGGCGTCCTACTCATGGATGCCGCCGACGCTGCGCCGACGCCGCTCAATGAGTTGCTCGCGCAGATGCAAGCGACTGGCGGTTTCACGATCGTGCTGACGATGGACTTCGAAGACGCGAATCCCGACGGCGGCTACGCCTTCAACATGTACTCGACCGACTTCGGGAACGTGGAGAACATCACCTATACGAACGCCAACGGTGACGGGGGCCCGCAGGGCAGTCTCGTCGGGACGCGGCGGAATGCGGGGACAGGCGATGTCGCGAGCGTCGCCCTCAATGTGGCGGGGAACCAATTCGTCAAGATGGCATGGAGCTTCTCGGCCGCCGGCGTGTTCGCGTCAGCCGCCGGCGGGGAAGTCCAATCTGACACGACTCCGTCGAACATCGGCGCGCCATGGGGACAAGTCTCCTTCGCATCACCCGGCGCCGGCAGCCATCCTGCGGACGACGGCCTGGGATCGACCACGTTCAGCTACCTCGCGGTCTATGCCTTGCAAGACCCGTCGTTCCTGCCGACCCTCTCTGCATAATGGGTCGGCGCCCGACGTCGAATGAGATCGCATGCGCGGAGTTCCGCAAGCTCCTCACCGAGGGCTTCTATGCGATCGACGCCGACGGCGTGATCCTGGAGGATGACGAAGCTGAGTTCGCGCTTGTGTCGTCGAAGCCCTGGCGCGGTGATCTCTGGAAAGCATTCCGGGCCCTGGAGCAGCGGCTCTGTCCCGTCGCGGCGATGGAGTCCGCGCGCAAGTCCGCGCCATTCCTGACATAACAAAAAAGGGCCCCACGGTCGGAACGAATCCAGCACCGGAAGGGCCCTCCTGTTTGAAGGCTTGAGACACTTGGGCCTTCACGACGAAACCTCAGGGATTATGGGTTCCCCTGGGTGTCCAGGCCCCTTTCGAGGCCTCTGTTCCGCCAATGGCGCATTACTGGTCGACCCGAAGATCGCCCGAGCGGTGCATCCGCTCGTCACCGTGTGCTACTCACCCCATCCACTACCACCAAGAGCCGGCCAGCCCTCAAAGGAAGCTTTCGAAGCGTATCCCGTGCCTTGCGAGCTTGGGATCGACCGCACGTCCGAAGACCACGGCCAGGAGCCATCTCATCACACACGATCGTTGAGGCTTTTGCTTGTGCATCAACTGCCTGTGATTGGTCCGCCTTTCGGCGGACCGGGTTTGCCATTGCGACACGCTCAACAAGGCTTCATGGCTTTTGGCCACAAAATACCGAGCGTCGCAGTAGACCCTTGACGAGGTCTCGATGCCCCAGGACGTCGCCGACGGTAGGCTCGACCCTGTGAATCTGGGAGTCGCTCTGGCGGCCTGTCCTAAGCCGTTCGAACTATCCGGAAAGGGCTGTCGCCCCGCCGATCCCTTACACCTAAGTCCTCGCGAACTCGCCGGTTTGACATGCCTATCCCGGTCCCTGTCACGGGACGCCGGACATGGTGGAATTACCCGACCACGGCCTATCGAGAGGGGCCCGACTACATCGCTATCCCCCTGGCCGAGACCAGACGGACGCTTGGCTAGAGCGGTCCTTGGTGCCTGCTTGCTTCACCACCCCGAGGGCTGGTGGACCGGCTTAGCGTCCGGTCCTTTGACCCTGGTTGCCCAGGGCTGTTAGTCACAAGCGACGATGTCTTTCTACAGCACCCGGATCATTCGTCAACGCCAAAAACGCGTTGACTCGAAGAATTCTGTCCGGGCTGCCACATGTCGCGTTTCTTGACCTCATAGGCGCACGCGGTCATACAAGGAGCGTGAAAGCCGGCAGTGTCGGTGGAAGCATCGTCAGACGGCGCACCCGTCTCAGGTCGCGGCTAGTCCCGACCATCGAGTACCGCTGCGCAAGAGACGATCACGAGGAGACCGGGCTCCATACCCCGGAGGCGGCCGATGGCCGTCATACGAGGGCTCTGCCTCGCGTTCAAAGGTGGCGACGGTCGCCTGGGCGGAACAGCGCTGACATGCCCCGGAAAGACGGGGAGCGATAGGCGTGGATGTTGCACGTCCTGGTGAACTGTCCGACGCCCGAAATGGCGGCCTCGGCAGAGCCCCCACATCGCCTGGGATCGTACTCGGTGAGAGTGCGCGCACGACGGAGACCCGCCGAGGCCCGCGAACCTCGGCGGGTCCACGTTGGCCGCCCATCCCCAAGGACATCGATGGCTATCCAACCACGCAAGATCAAAAAGTATGGCTGGTCGCCCGATCTTCCCGACCTGCGCGACCGCACCTATGGCGCGGCCAAGCCGCAGAAGCTGCCGGACAAGACCGACCTGAGCGCGCGGTTCCAGGCGGTCCGCGACCAGGACCAGAGCGGCTGCTGCACCGGCTTCGGCCTCACCGGCGCCTACGGCTTCCTCCATCCCAATTTCGTCGGCTCGCCGCTCCAACTCTATTACGACGAACGGGCGATCGAGAAGACGACCAATACCGATTCCGGGGCCCAGATCAGGGACGGCATCAAGGTCCTGCACCAGATCGGCCTCGCGCCGGAAAAGCTATGGCCATACGACGAGACCAAGCTCTTCACGGCGCCGCCGGCCGACGTCATGGTCGAGGCCGCGAAGCACAAGATCAGCAGCTATATGCGGTTGAAAGGGCGCGACGAGTTCCGCACCTGTCTCGCTGAGGGCTTTCCGTTCGTCCTCGGGATTTCCGTCTACGAAAGTTTCGAGAGTGAGGCCACGGCCGAGAATGGCGTCGTAATGATGCCACAGGTCGATGACCAGCTTATCGGGGGTCACTGCATCTGCATCGTGGGCTACGACACCCACCATAAGGTCGGAACCAACGGCGTCGGAGACTATTATAAGTTCCGCAATTCCTGGGGCGCCGATTGGGGAAATCACGGCTATGGCTGGCTACCCGCTGCGTATGTAGAGAATCAAAATCTCGCGGATGACGCGTGGACGATTCGCGTGTAACAAGACGCCGCATACCCCGGCGGTTGAATGATCTAACTCCTGTCTGACACTACAGCTAAGCCGAACACGGGTTTGTGAGGGGCGTAAAAATGTCTGTAGGCGAGGATGCAGGCAACGAGCGCCAGCGACGAACACGCATCGCGGTAAGGATCACCGCCGCATTCATCGCCCGCAGTATGACCTGCTTCGCCAAGGCCCACCACGGCGAACTCATCACGGCCCTGATTTCGCTCGCGATCATCCAAGCCAACAATGTCAACATCGACCGCAATCAGTCGCAGCCGCCCCGCTACCTCGGCATTGGTGATGTCCCGCCTGATAAGGAACGGCGCCCGGTGAGCGTCCTTGCCGTGTCGCGCGCGGTAGGGCTGCCAGTAGAGACGACGCGACGACACGTCCGCAGGCTGATCGAGCGCGGTCACTGCCATCGGGTGAAAGGCGGAATTCTCGTCAACCAGATGCCCGTCGACGAGCTTCATGCGGAGACTCTGCTTGAGGTCAATGTCCTGGTTAGGCGTTTCATGCGCCAGCTTGAATGGGCCGGCATCAACAGCGATCCGTAGCCACACGTCATGTTTGTTGACAGCCCCAGCTAGATGTGAGACAAGACCCTATGAGCAAGACCTATATCAACGTGCAGCAGATTCGAGTTCGCCGGAATTTCCGAGCGGGCCTTTTGCGCATGGCTGATGGTGGGACCGAAATCTAAGTCCCAGACCTCAACTTCATTCCTGCAAAAGGCCCGCCGGTTTCCCACCGGCGGGCCTTTTCTTTTGTCCAAATTTCCAAGGAGTTCCCCATGACGGGCGGCTGATAGTAATTCACGGGTAGACCGGGCACGAGTGAGCCCAGCGGACTGTAAATCCGCCGTTTCGACTGTGAAGGCGCGCATACCTTCTCTGCCCACCATCAACGGACGCGTAGCTCAGTGGTAGAGCGCGGGCTTGAAACCCCCGAGGTCGGTACTTCGATGGTACCCGTGTCCACCAATACCAATGCAGATTAGCTCAGTCGGTAGAGCGCCCAGTTGATAACTGGTAGGTCATAGGTTCGAGTCCTATATCTGCGACCAACAACAGGCGATTAGTTCAGCGGTAGAACACCGGTGTCACATACCGGGTGTCGGGTGTTCGATCCACCCATCGCCTACCAATGCATGCACTTTAAGCGAAGTTATCACTCGCTGATCGGGGATAGTTTAATGGTAAAACGGCGGTTTTTGGTGCCGTCTTTGTGGGTTCGAGTCCTACTCCCCGAACCATTCTATTCTATTGGACAGTAGCTCAGTTGGTAGAGCACCGGACTGTTACTCCGAGGGCCGCTAGTTCGAACCTAGCCTGTCCAGCCAATACCTATATAGCGACGTAGCTCAGCGGAAATCAAGAGCGCTCCCCTGCGAAGGGAGAGGTCGGAGGTTCGATCCCTTCCGTCGCTGCCAATTTGCCCAGGTAACCGGTCCGCGCTTCGAACGCGGGAGCCGTAGACGGAGTGGCAGAGGCAGGTTCGACCCCTGTCCTGGGCGCCAAGAAAATTCGCGGCCTCGCGCAGCCGATCCCGAGAATTTTCGCGGATCAAAGGCGGCTGCGCGGGGCCAGAGCGCCGATCTGGAACTATCACGCATCTCACATGCGCGAAAGTTCCGCCGACCTCGACTGAAGGGGGTTGACACCGTACATGACATGTGCCGCGATTCTTGACTTTGGGGCCCTTTGGCCCTACTCTTCGCCCCACAACTAGAAACGCTCAGTCGGGGACGCGAGCCATGTCGGATGACGACGTACACGCCCCGCGCTTGCTGGGTGTTGGTGACCAGAGCCACATGCTCAACACCATTTTGGACAGCCTCAGCAACCGGTTCGATCGCTTCGACGGCCGGTTCGATTCCCTCTCCAAGGACGTAGGCAAGGTAGCGGAGCGACTCGCACGAATCGAGTCAACCGATCTCTCCGGCCGCATCGCCGGGATCGAACGCGCCGGCCAAGAGCATGGCGCACGCCTCACCAAGATCGAGACCCTCTTCCTGCCGATCACCGGCCTGGGCGCGGCCCTGGTCGCGGGCCTTGGGACCTGGGTCTTCAGTTTGATCCCGGCGCACTTCGGGACCCATATTTAAGGTAGAATTCCGAGGCGCAATCGGTGCTCGCATCCGATGGTCCAACCGCCGTACGGCGGTTGAGGGGAGCCAATAGAAAACTTCCCAAAATGAGCAGTCCAATATGCCGCAGGCCTAGCCAAAAACCGTGTGACGTGAAAAGTTCCGTCACCGGCGAAATAATTTTGCGGTTCTCTCTTGCTACCCCGTGAATGCGCCGTAAGGTTGCCCCGTACTTAGTAACGCAAGGGGGGCGCCCAAATGGGTATCCAATCAAAATCAGTGCGGCCATTTGCTCAGGGCCCCGGCATGGAATGCACGCAAGCAGCCATGATCGTCACGAGCCACGAATTCAGCGAAGTCGCATCGGAGGAGATCACCCCAGGAACGATCGCCCGCATGTCCCGCCTGCTTGTTCAGCAGAACGAGCATCTCGATTCGTTGATCTCCATGGCAAATGGAGGTCCCGACAGCTTTTAGTGCCCATGGGGTCCGCTTGACCAATTCGCCCTTCGAAGATCACGTCAGTGATCGTCCTCTCACCAAAGCGCAGGCGCGCGCAATGCGGCGCCAGGATCGCCAGGGGCGACAGCCCGGCGGCAAGCCTCTCGAAGCGAAGACAGCGAACCAACGGACCTATCTCGATCACCTTTTTGCAGGCCGCAGCGTGTTCGCCGTCGGCGGCGCGGGGACGGGTAAGACCTACCTTCCGGCACGGATCGCCGCGCGCCGCCTAGTCGAGGGCCGCGTCGACAAGATCATCGTCTGCCGAGTGACCGTGGCCAACCCACGGCATGCGCTCGGGTTCTTGCCGGGCAAGCTCGATCAGAAGCTGGAGCCTTGGCTCGTCCCCGTGATGGATGGGATCAAGGCCGAGGTTTCGGCCGCCACGCTTGACCTTTGGAAGAAGGACGGCAGGTTCGAGATTGTCTCCTTCGAGCACATGCGCGGGCGCACATTCTCGAATGCCTTCGTCCTTTTCGATGAGGCCCAGAACGCCACGCTGCCGGACCTTCGGCTGTTTCTCACCCGGATCGGTGAGGAGGCCCAAGTCGTCGTCACCGGCGACATGGACCAGATCGACATCCACGACAGTGGACTCAATACGGTCATCGGGATGGCGCTCGACCATGATGTGCCGATGGAGGTCGTGCAATTCACTTCCGATGACGTCGTGCGTTCGGCGATGGCCAAGGCCTGGGTCAAGGCCTTTGAATTCCACAACCGCGTCGACGATGGACCGCCGGTCGACCTGACCAATGTCTCCTTCCTCGCCGAGCGCCGCGCTTCTTGACATTTTGGCCGAGGGAAACCTCGGCCTTTGTCGTGTCTGGACTATGCGTTGACAAACGTTCAGACGTCACGTTTCTTGACCCCAAGCGCATTTCCCGCAACAATGCAAGCGGTATTTTGAGCGCGGGTTGAAACTCTCCCCGCGCCGAATGCGGGGACTCTCTCCATGTCGTTCATTTTCACCGTCGAGACGGGCGCGGGGGTTTCCGACGCCAACGCCTACGCAACGGTGGAGTTCGCGGACGATTACATCGTCGCGAACACTTATGCGTCGCAGGAGTGGATGGGCCTCGACGTCGCGCAAAAGCAATATCTGCTCGTCCGGTCGAGCCAAAATATTGACGTGCTGACCAAGTGGAAGGGCCAACGCGCCTTCCAAGATCAAGGCCTGAAGTGGCCCCGCCACGGCGCCTACGACGAAGATGGCTTCCAGATCGGCGACGACTGCGTCCCGACCATCGTCATGCAGGCAGTGTGCGAGTTCGCCACCTACCTCATGGATGACGACTGGACCGCGCCCATCGCCCAACTCGGGCTGCGCGAGCTTCAGGTCGATGTCATCGACATCAAATACCAACTCAACTACATCCGCCCCGCTCTGCCGGACACCGTCGTGTTCATGCTCGCGGAGCTTGGCTACGTCACCACTGGCCGCCGCCCGGCCTTCAAGCCGATCGTCCGGACTTAATGGCGAGCCTTCGAAAGCAGATCGCCGCCTCAGTGCAGGCAGCGTTCAAGGCCGTTGGCGACGTAGCCGTGGTCTGCACCTATTCCAAAATCAATGGACAGCCGGGCATCGACCTTGCGACCGGGACGCCCATCGTGGCGAAGACCGACTACACACTTCCGCGCGTGATCTTCACCAAGATCAGGGAAGCGGAGATGGATTCGAGTGACGTCACCGTGGACGACATGAAGGTGCTTTTCCCGAAGTCCGATATGGCGGCTCAGCCCGATACGACCGACTTCCTCGTTGATGCCGCCGGCCGCAAGTGGGTGGTCAAGCAGGTCTATCTCGAACCCTCGGGCACTGTGACGGTTTTGCGGGTCCGCGCCTCCTAACGATGGCGCTCGTCACGATCTCCGGTGGCCAATCCTTCCTCAAAGCCCTGAAGGAGTTCGAAGCCCAGACGCACGCGGCGTTCTTCCGCATGCTGACGCGGTTCGCCGTCGATATGAACGAACTCGTCCTAGCCAAGACCCCGGTCTGGGAGGGCGACACGGTCCGGAACTGGCACTGGAGCCTCGGTGGACCGAGCATGCGCCATGACGATCCCGTGGCCGAGCCAGACGATCCCAGCGAAGGCGGGACACCTCCGAGCCGGATCGCCCTCGGCGCTGAGCCGCGCCGTTCAGCGAACGAGGACGCGCAGCGTGAGGAGTTTGCCGAGTTCCTGATGGAGCTAAGCATGAATGCGATGCCGTCATCGATCTGGCTCACCAACACGGCCGACACAGCGATCGACCTTGAGTACGGCCTGATCGGCAAGAAGGCCCCACAAGGCATGCTTCGCGTCTCGCTCGCCGAGACCCTGATGGCGATCGGCGCGGTATAAGACATGCAAGGCTACACCGAATGAGCGATCCCTTTGACCTGTTGCGAGAAACGCTCGAAGCTCAAGCCGTAGCGGCCTGTGCTGACGCGGGGATCGCTAACCTCAAGCTTCCCAACTTCCCGTTCCAACAGCCCAAATCCGATCCCCAGGGCCCGCTCTGGGCGGCCTTCCACATCATCGCCGGCGGCTCCATTCCGGCCGAACTCGGCGACCGCGAGACCGCGATGAACAAGGCGACCGGGATCGTCCAGTTCGAGGTCTACGCGCCCGAGGACAGCGGGGACGGCCCAGCAACGCGCGCGGCGGGAGCCTTCCGCAAGCGCATCAACCGTAAAGGCCTGAGCGTCCCCGGCGCAGGCTCCGTCACCTTTTATGCATCCAGCGTGCGTCCGCACCCTGGCGGCGCGAAGAACGGCTGGTTCTGCGTCCTGGCCGAAGCGACCTACATTTTCCACTACCGAGAGAGCTAAACTTTCCTCTCGTTGCCATGTCGTAGGTCTTGACTCACGTCACGATTCTTGACATGAAGATCGGTTTCGGATACCTTCCGACCCTAAGCTCATAGGCGCTCACCGGGTCGGCGCGCCCACCCCCTGCATTCCAGATTTTAGGTGGCACCTGATGGTCGCGATTTTCGCTGACTCCAATCGCGCGCGCATGCGTTACATCCGAACGACCGACGGCTGGGGCACGATCCCGACCGCTGGTTCGACGCGCGAACTCCGCTATACCGGCTCGACCGTCACTGCCTCGAAGCAGACGGTCATCTCGGACGAAATCCGCGCCGACCGGATGATCCCGGACGTCATCGAGACCTCGGCGAAGTCCGCCGGTCAGGTCAACATCGAGTTCAGCGCCGGTTCGCACGACGACTTCCTCGAATCCTTCATGATGGGCGCCTGGACGCGCCCGATGACGTTCGATTCGTTGACTGGCAACGCCCTTGCCTGGGCCTCGTCGAGCACGCTGACCTATCCGGGCGACGTGACGGACTACTTCTTCGTCGGTCGTCGCATCCGCACCGTCGGCTTCCTCAATCCCTCCAACAACGACTACTTCCAGATCAGCGCCATCGCGTTCGCCGGCGGCGTGACCACGATCACCGTCACCACCGCGACGGCCGTCGTCGAAGCGGGCTCGATCAAGACCTCGTTGTATGACGCTAACGACGTCATCGTCCTGAAGAACACCGCGTTCCGCATCGGCACCGGCGGCGCGTCGACGATCGACTCCAACTCGACCAACGCGTTCGCCTCCGCCATCACGGCCGGTCAACTCAACGTCGGTCAGAAGATTTGGGTTGAAGGCCTCGGCCGTGAGAGCGGCTCTGTCGTCTACACCGGCCAACCTGCCGCCGGCGACGTCCTGACCCTTTCGGACGGCGTCCAGACGCTGGCCTTCCAATTCGGCGGCGTCGCGCCGATCGGTACGGTCGCCGTCGTCATCGGTGGAACCGACTCGGTCACGCTGGCCAATCTCGTCGCGGCGGTCAACGCCCAACGTGTGGCTGGCAACATCGGCCTGACGGCGTCGCTCTCGACCCTGACGGTCACCTTCCAGAACACCAACCTGTCGGGCGGCTCCATCGTCAAGACGACGGACGCGGGCGACGTGGCCACGGTCACCAACTTCACCGGTGGCAACGCCACCGCGCGTGGCGTCTTCACCATCGATGACCTGACCAACGACGTGCTGACGGTTTCGCCGCAGCCGCCGACGCTGGCCAATGGTGGCGATCTGCCGGTCACGATCAAGGGCTCCATGCTCCGGAACCCAACCACCGCGCAGACGATCATTCCGCAGGACTATGTGATCGAAACCGGCTTCGAAGACGTCAGCCAGTATTTCGTCGCCGACGGTCAACGGGTCGGCGGCTTCACGCTCGACTTCTCGGCCAACGCCATCCTGAAGGGTGACTTCACCTTCTCCGGGCGCGGCATGCAGCGGCTGACGTCGAGCATGCTCGGCAACGCCGATACCTTCACCGTGCTCGGGACGACCTCCACGGAGATCGCCAACTCGACCGTCAATGTCGGCTTCATCCACGTCAACGATCAAGTCCTCTCCACCGCGATCCAATCGATCACGGTCACCGGCGACAACGCCCTGCGTGACCAAAACGCCGTGGGCTACAAGTACCCGGCCGGCATCGGCGCGGGCCGTCAGGAAATCAAGGGCGCCGTCAAGGCGTACTTCGCCGACGGCAGCCTGTGGGATCAGTTCAACAACCACACCACGGTGTCGATCTCCTTCGACGTCCAGGACGTCGACGGCCACACCTATTACTTCACCGTTCCCTCGGCGAAGTTCTCGACCGACACCGTCAACCCGGCCGCCGGCAATCAGGACGTGATGGAAGACTTTGAATACATCGCCTTCCGCGACCCGACGACCGCCTGCCAACTCCAGGTCGATCGCTTCTCCAGCCTGCTGCCCGTCACGGCCTAACGTGTTGGAGGCGGCGGTTGTCGTCCTCCTGACACTTGCAACCACCGCCGCACTGGCGGTGGGCCTTGCGGCTTGGCTCTACCGCCGGATCGTTCGCGCGATCATCGGTCGATAACGAACATGCGGACGTCCCTCGGGACGTTCCGCCGCCGGCTTCGGCCGGTGCGCCGGGCCTGCGGGCTCGGCGCTCAAACCTTTCCCCGACAATAGAACCGAGACCTCACCCTCCACAGAGAGTCTCACCGGTGAGCAGGGCAGCGCGGGAGTCGGGGCCTGCGCTGCCCACCCATCCCCAAAACCCAACCAAGAAAGCATCCCCCGATGTCCAGCGCACTCGACGACATTTTCGCGACCAACAAGACGACCGAAGAAGACGGCGCCTGGGTCAACCTGACCCCGACCATCCGGCTCAAAATCCGCGCCTTCAACGCCAAGGTCGTCACCGATCTGCGCGAGAAGCTGATGAAGCCGTACGTGCTCCTGCAACGCTCGGGCCAGAAAATCCCGGACGAAACCAGCGACGACATCGGCCTGAAGGTCATCGCCGGCGGCGTGCTCTCGGACTGGGACGGCATCGAGTCCGAGGGCGTCGAAGCCGACGAGGAAACCGGCCAGAACGAAGTCGCCCCGGCGCCGATCGCCTATTCGGCCGACGAAGCCTACGCGGTTCTGAAGCGGCTGCCCCGTCTGGCCAACTTCGTCGTCGGCATCTCGACCGACGCCCAGTTCTACAAGGACGAGGTCCTCGCCGGCGCGGTAAAAAACTAACTGAGGCGCTCGACAGCGCCCTTGATCAAAAGGGCGACCCAAACGCGGCTTGGTTGGACGACCTCCGGGCGCAGGGGATTCTCAAGACCCCTGCGCCCGAGCGCACCAAGATCGAGGTCCATCAGGACCTGATTTGGGCATGGAACGCGTTCTGGAGACTCAGTGTCTCCCGGCCTGTCGGTTTCAATGGCCCACTCCGCATTACGGTCGGTGAAGTTAAAGCATACGCCGATCTCTACGGGTTCATCCCGTCGAAGGCCAAAGAACTCCTCCTGTACATCGACACACTAGACGCCCTTTGGATGAAGCACGTCGAAGAACTCCGTGAAGACGAACAAGAGAAGCGTCGCCTAGCTAAGGGTGACCACACGCCGCGCTCTGCGCCGCGACCACCGCAGAAGAAGCGGTGATCTTAGGAACCCATGGAAACCGCTGCACTTTCACTTCAGGTAAACGCAAAGGGCGCCGTCGCTGACCTCGGCGCCCTTTCGCGTGCCTTGGGTGCGACCGGGACTGCCTTCGCCAATATGGAGAAGAAGTTCGAGGCCGGCGGGGCGAAGACCGAAGCGGCCCTCCAAGGCGCGGTCAAGGCGGCCGAACGCGCCGCCGCCGTCGCCAATCTCCTGAACAAGGTCAAGGTCGACCCCGCCGCCGCCGGCGGTGTCCGCGAGTTCGCTGCGGCGCTCGACCAACTCGGCCGTGTCAAGTCGATCAGTGAACAGAAGATCACGTCCATCCGCCAGTTCTTGGTGATGGTGGCAGCGATCAAGCCGCCCTCCAATATCGGCAGTCTCGCGGCGTTCGTGAAGACGATCGACAGCATCCGTGCGCCGAGCGCCGCGACGATCACGCGCCTGCGCGAGTTTCTCCAGGTCATCGACGGCAAGAAGATCAGCGGGACCGCGATCTCGGCTGGCATGGTCCAGACGCTGCGCGAGATCGCGGCAATCAAGCCAATTCCGCAGGCCACGACCACCCGCCTGAAGGAAATGCTGAACGTGCTCGCGGGCGCGAAGCAGATTCCCGGTGCGAAGGAGATCGCACGCGACCTCGACTTGGTCGCAGCCGCCGCCGGCCGCGCCTCGGCCGCACTCGCGCGCACCCCGCCGCAACTCCGCGCCATGTCGAACGCGGCGCAGCAAGCCGGCGTCAAGACCCGCGAAGCCGCTGAGGGGATCAACGTCCTCAACGGCCGTTTCAGCATGGGCTACCAACTCGGCACGCTCTTCACCTCGATGTTCGCGAGCTTCACGATCGGTGAGTTCGTGCGCGGCGTCTACGAGGTAGGCGTCCAAGTCCAGAAGATGGCCAAGTCGCTGGAGTTCGCGACTGGGACCATGCAAGGCGCCCAGGACCAGATGAAGGCGTTCTTTGCCTTCGCGACGTCGATGGGCCTCTCGATCGATAAGACCGCCGATTCGTACTCGCGTTTCAGCCTCGCCACGGCGGCTTCTGGTATGACCGTCGCTCAGTCGTTCCCGATCTACAAGTCGATCTCGACGGCGTTGCAGGTCGTTGGCGCGAATTCGGATCAAGCCCGTCTCGCCCTCTACGCCCTTACCGAGATGTTTCAGAAGGGCACCGTTCAGTCCAAGGAATTCATTCGTCAGTTCGCGGCCCAAGTCCCCGGCGCCGTGTCCGCCGGCGCACAAGCCATGACCGTTCTCAAGGGTCACATCGTCACGACCGGCGAATTGCTTGAGATGATGGCGAAGAAGCAGATCAACCCGATGACCTTCTTGCCTGAGTTGGCGAAGCAACTCGACGGGACGATCAACCAGATGAAGAAACTGGCTTCGATCCGGCCGGACGCCCAACTGAACAACATCGGGAACGCCTTCTTCCAATTCAAGAAGGAAGTCGGTGACTCGGGGTTCATCGCGGCCCTCACCACCGAACTCCACGGTCTGTTTGGCAAAATCATCTCCCCTGACGGCAACCTGTCGAGTCAGGCGAAAGAACTCGCCGACACGCTGGGAAAGAACCTCGCCTCGGGCGTTCACATCCTCGCCGAGGGCCTGGGCTTCCTCGTCACCCACATCCATGACGTCGTCAGCGCCTTGAAGGGCATCGCCACGCTGTCCATCGCCTCGACGTTCCTGAATTGGTCTCACGGCGCGGCAGGTTTCGTCGATCAGCTTGTCAAGACCAAGGGCGCCGCAATCGCCGCCCAATTCGCGATGAAGCCCTCTGCTGCTGCGGGCGTTGTTGGCGCCGCGAGCTTCGGCGGCCAAAGCTCGTCTCCCGGCATGGCGACCGCCATGGCCATGCGGACCCAAATGACGGGCGCAGGCGCAGGCGCACTCAGCGGCGTCGCGCGCGCCGCCGCCGGCGGCCTGGGCCTCGCCAAGAACGCTTTCATGGCTATCGGCCAATTGATGCCCAGCATTTCGACCCTGCTCGTGGGAGGTGCGATCGCACTCGCCGTGTTTGGTGACAAGATGACGGGTTTCCAAACGGCAGCCGGCAACGCCATTAACTTCGCCGATGTCGTGATGGGCGCCTTCGACATGATCTTTGGCGGCCTAGCGCATTGGCTGAAGACGCTCGGCATCGTCGTCGACGACACCGGTGGCTCGACCCAAACCTTCGCTACCTACATCGCCCTGCTCGGTGCGTCGGTCAAAGCCGTGTTCGGTACCATCTTCGCAGTCGTCCAGGACATGGGCGAGCATTTTGGGCTGTTCATCGTCGACATTATCCATTTCGGCGAGATCATTAAGGACATCGCCCAGGGCAAGCTCGGTGCGGCAAAGACGCTGTGGGACCAGAACGCGGCCCAGCAAAAGAAGGCGTCTGAGGACTACGACAAGAAGACCGGCGCCACTATCCGTGACGATATCGACCTCAAGAAGAGCGTTGCCGACGCCATGGCCGATGCCGCTAAGCGCGCGGATGCGCGCGCAGCGCCCAACCACGACAATGACCTTGCCAACTTGGCCAAGGCGATGGAGGGCCCGCTCGCCGCGATGCGCGCCCAAGACGCCGCCGCTCTCGCCGAAGGCCAGAAGGAAGCTGACGCCCGTGGCGCTCATACGCTGGACCTCTTTACCACACCGCTGAACTTCGAATCCATCATGAAGGACCTCGCGGACCCTGCGGGTGCGTACAAGCGTAACCACAGTGACCTGTCCGGCGCATCGAAGACGCCGGCCGAGATTGCCGTCGATGCCTCGAAGGATGCGGCCAAGCACACCGTGGACGCCGGCGCGACCTTCGCCAAAACGGTCACCGATGCCGGCAACACCTTGGCGGCAGCACTCCATGTCGTGGCGTCCCAGCCTTCCGTGGCCACCGATCAGTCGAGCATCGAACTCGCGCCGGGGGTCTTCAGCGGCCTAGCCGGCAAGAAGATGACCTCTGCGCCGGGCGGTCTTGAAGCTATGTTCGTCAAGATGGCGGCGGCGGCGGGCATCGATCCGAACATGCTGCGTCTCTTCGCCGCCCGCGAAAGCTCCTTCGATCCGCACGCGCACTCGAAGACGAGCAACGCCACCGGCCTGTTCCAATTCACCAACGACACCTGGACCAACGACAAGGGCACAGGGATCATGCAAGGGCACGCGCTGAGCGAGCGCGAAAACCCGGAGATCGCCACCGAAGCCTTCATCAAGCTCGTCAAGCAGAACCAACTCAAGCTGAAGGCCGAGATCGGGCGCCTGCCGACGGCCGGCGAAATCTACGAAGCTCACTTCCTTGGCCCCGTTGGCGCCGGGAAGCTGATCAACGCCGTAACCAAGAACCCGAGCATCAACGCCGCCATGGCGATCTACGGGTCGACCACGGCCAAGGGCGTCCTTGCGAATAAGGAAATCTTCGCCAATGGCAACGCGACCGCAGGCCAACTCGACAAGAACCTGCTCTCGACCATGGGCGAAGCGCGGACCACGACCGTAAATTCCGCCCCTTTGGTTTCCGGCGCGCCGAATGCGGCAGTCGCCGGTGCGGCATTGGCGGCGATGGGTCCAGACCCGGCCAATACTGATGTCGCGGCTGCTACCGCTTCCGACGCGGCCATGGACAAGGCTGACAAGAGCATCCTGGCCCTCCAAAAGGAGGGAGAAGCCCTGCTGAGCCACGATCCTGGTTTGGGCGGACAGGCTATCTACAACGAATTCCTGGAAAAGCTCAACGACCTCTCCCTGAAACTCCAAGAAGTGAACAAGGGGACTCCAGGCGCCCATTATACCCCAGAGCAGCTTGCGATGATCCGGCAAGCTGGGGAGCAACAGCTTAAGGAATCGATCGATAAGTCGAATCCTCTCGGTAAGGACAACCGGCTCGCCGACCAATCCTATCAGGCCGACTTCCTGCGCATGTCCGGCAAGGTGGTCGAAGCCGACTGGCTCACCAAGACCAACGCGCTGGCCGAGCAGGGTTACACTCTGAGCCAGGAAATCCTGAATCAAGAGCATGCGCGCTTCGTCGCCAATGCCCTGCGTCTCGACCAACTGAAGGACGAAGGCGCGCTCCACGACGCACAGCGGAACGCCCAACTCAAGCTGATCGAAGCCACGCAAAGCTCGGCGCAGGCGATGCTCGCGCAGCAGGTCCTCGCGGCCTATCCCGGTATGTCG